TGATGAAAAAGTATTGCGCAGAAAAAGTTGATTCTTATTTGATGACGATGTTATAAATGGGTGGATTATTTGGCGGTAAGCCTGATACGGGGCCAGCAGAGCGCGCGGCCGCTGAGACTAAGGCTCAGACAGAGGCATTGCAAAAACAAGCGGCAGACGAAAAGCGTTTGCTTGCAGAGCAAAATGCGGCACGCCAAAAGGCGCGATTGCGTGGTGGTAGTCGGATGCTATTGTCCGACACTCGTTTAACTCCAGAAACTGGCGTACAGACGCTTGGATCTGACAAAACAGGAGTAATGTAATCATGGGTGGAGTAGTTAGATCTGTAGGACAGACAGTAGGAATCGTCAGCAAAAAGGCCAACGAGGCAGTACAAGAATCGGTTGGCAATAAGCCAGAAGAGAAAACAACGACTACTGCAACAAGAACTCAAGAAGAAGAAGGCGCGCGTATGCGTGCATCTCGCCGCCGCGGCCGTCAGTTGTTATCTGATGCCCGTCTAAGCTCAGAGGCTGGATCACAGACTCTAGGTGGAGGCTCCAACCTTGGATAAGATGAAGGATAAGTTCCAGAAAAAAGTCGGCAAAGTAATGCGCGAATATAAAGCTGGTGGCTTACATTCTGGCAAGGGTGGCCCGGTTGTTAAGGATCAAAAACAGGCAGTAGCTATTGCTATGTCTGAAGCTCAAAAGGCAACTAAAAAATGAAGATAGAAGTCTGCATTGAAAATGAAGAAGGCATGAAGAAAAAGCCTAGCGCTCCTACTGCTTTTCAGAAGAAAGTTGCGGCCATGCTTGCTAAACAAAAAGGCAAGAAAGCGCCAGACGAGTATGACTTTGAAAAAGCTAGAGAACTTGAAGAGGAAGATTAATGGCTATCGAAGTCAAGCGAGAGTCGCTTGATACAAAATCTCGCCATGTATCACCAGCCTATGTTGATAGAGATGGATTACATTATCTATCTGGATCTGATAGACCTTTTCCAATTGTTGATGTTAACCACTTAAGGTTGCATGAAGGTAGGGCTTACTATGTCTACCGCGTTGAATCTTCTTTAGCAGTTAACGGAAACCTTGATATTGCAATTGCTTGGCCATCCGGCACATTACCGCACGCAGTATTTAATTACCAATGCGGTGGCGATTCAAGGTTTTATGTATACGAGGCTCCGACAACTAGCGGCGGTACATCTTTAACCATTCATAGACGCAATCGTGCGTTAGAAACCACTAGCACAGGCGCGGCCGTATATGCTCCAACTGTATCTAATTTAGGTACTGAAATTTTTGGTGAGATTATTACCAGCGGTCAAGGCGGTACTGGTGCTGGAGGCGGTGGTTATACATACGAGTATGTGTTGAAACCGCTAACAACATATCTTTTTAGATTAACAAATATAAACGCTCAAGCGCATATTGCTGAGTTATTAATTGAGTGGTACGAATAGGAATAAATATGGCTGAAATGAAACTAACCCCTAATGATATTCTTAAGCGCCATGAGATTGCTCTGCGTAAAAAAGAAGATTTTAGATCCCTATATGACGAGGCTTATGAGTTTGCCTTGCCACAACGCAACCTATATGACGGCTACTATGATGGCGCAGTAGGTGGCGCTAAGAAAATGAATCGAGTATTTGATGCAACTGCCATCAACTCAACTCAGCGCTTTGCTAACCGCTTACAGTCAGGCATCTTCCCACCACAAAGAAAATGGTGTCGTTTAGAAACTGGCCCAGATATTCCAGCAGATCGTAAACAAGAGGCCGCGGCCGCTCTTGATATCTACGCAGACAAAATGTTTGCAACTCTCAAGCAATCTAACTTTGATATTGCTATGGGTGAGTTCTTATTAGATCTCGCGGTAGGTACTGCCGTTATGATGGTTCAGCCTGGTAACGATACAAGCCCTATTAACTTTATTCCTGTGCCACAGTTCTTAGTAGCATTTGAAGAAGGCGCTAATGGCCAGGTAGACAATGTGTACCGCCGTATGCGTATCAAGGGCGAGGCAATTATCCAGCAATGGAAAGATGCCAACATCCCATCAGATCTGCAAACCAAGATCGATCTAAAGCCTACAGAAGATGTAGAGTTGATTGAGGCAACAGTACTAGACCCTAAGCGCGGTGACTTTATGTACTATGTCATCCACAAGGAGACAAAGCAAGAGTTAGTATTCCGTAGACTTAAGGTTAGCCCTTGGGTAGTCAGCCGCTATATGAAGGTTGCTGGCGAGATCTATGGTCGTGGTCCATTGATTACTGCTTTACCTGATATCAAGACTTTGAATAAGACTCTTGAGTTGGTATTGAAGAATGCATCTCTAGCTATCTCCGGCGTTTATACCGCGGCTGACGATGGTGTGCTAAACCCAGCCACAGTCAAAATTGTACCAGGTGCAATTATTCCTGTTGCGAGAAACGGCGGCCCACAAGGTGAGTCTTTACGCCCATTGCCGCGCGCCGGAGATTTCAATGTATCTCAAATTATTATGAATGACTTACGCATGAATGTTAAGCGCATCTTGCTAGACGAGTCATTACCTCCTGATAATATGAGCGCTCGTTCTGCTACAGAAGTAGTAGAGCGTATGAAAGAATTAAGCCAGAACTTAGGCTCTGCATTCGGCCGCTTAATCAACGAAACAATGATTCCATTAGTAAGCAAGATTTTGCAAGTAATGGATGACCGCGGATTGATTGACTTGCCATTACGCGTTAACGGCCTTGAAGTTAAAGTTGCACCAGTTGCTCCGTTAGCTATGGCTCAGAATATGGAAGATGTAACCAATGTCGTACAGTTCGTACAGATGGCTCAACAGTTTGGCCCAGAAGGACAAGCAACACCTAAGATGGGTGAAATCATTGACTACATTGGTGACAAGCTGGGCATTCCAGTTAGTCTGCGCTTTGATAAAGCAGAGCGTGATTACAATATTCAGCAACTACAACAACAGGCCGCTCAGGTTGCAGAAACAAACCCTGAGATGGTTCCCGAAATGATGAAGATGGCTGGAGCCTAATAGATGAATGTAGAGGGATGGGAAGGTCTGCAAGAGCAGACAACCGATATCCGCGGCGCAGAACAGGCCGTAGAAGATTTAAATAAATTATGCCTCAGAGTACTTGCATCTGAGGATGGAGAAAAACTGATGAAGTGGTTAAGAGCCACTTTATTAGAGCAACCAGTTGCCTTGCCTGGTGCTGATCCAAGCTATGCTTTCTACCGAGAAGGTCAGAATAGTATTGTTCGAGATCTTGAAGCAAGGATTCAAAAAGCAAGGAAACTATAACAATGGAAACAACCGAAGCAGTCCAACCCACAGAAGGTAGTGGTGGCCTATTGGACTCAGTTAGTTTATCAACTGAGAGCCAGGTTAATGATGGTAAGCCACAATCCACAGAAATAAATCATCTAGCACCGAAGGAAGATGATAGCCCACTAGATCGTCCAGATTGGTGGCCAGAAAACTTCTGGAAGAAAGAAAACGCAGAGCCTGATCTTGAGGGTATCGCTAAGTCCTGGATGGACCTACGCAAACAGATATCGCAAGGCAAACATAAACCGCCAGCAGATGGTAAATACGATGCAAGCGCATTCGGATCAATCCCAGAAGATGATCCAGTTCGCGGCCATGTAATGACCTGGGCGCAAGAGAATGGGATATCGCAGTTAGCGCTAGACTCATTGGTTAGTAAGGTAGTTGGAATGTCAGCCCAAAAAGCTGAGGTTATCCAAAAATCACTAGCTGAAGAGAAAGCCGCGCTTGGCCCTAATGCAGATGTCGTAATTAAAGGTATGACAGAATGGGCGCAAGGCCTTGTAAACAAAGGAGTCTGGGGTAAGGATGACTTTGAAGAATTTAAATACATGGGCGGTACTGCTAACGGAATCAAGGCATTAATGAAATTGCGCGAGTCCTATGAGGGCAACCGCATTCCAACACAATCAGTACCAGTAGACGGCGCTCCATCTAAAGATGAGTTGTACCAGATGGTTGCGGATCCTAAATACAAAACTGATCCAGCATATAGGGCAAAGGTTGAGCGTATGTTCAGCCAAACCTTTCAATAAACTCTTCACGAGAGGTGGCTTGCCCCGGTGCAGTACGGCCGGGGTTTTTTTATTCCTATAAAAAACTGTTGTATTTCTCTGACACTTCTGCTAGAAACTCCATAAGGCATACCATTTAATTGGCCCTTGATGCAGATGAATCTGACGATTGGCTCCCGTAAGTAGCAAGCGAATGGCCCAAAGCACCGGCATACCAATGCGACAAACCCTTTTAATTTTTATCTATTTTGGAGATTTCAAATGAGCGTATCTTTATCAAACGCCTTTGTAACCCTCTTTGATGCTGAGGTAAAACAGTCCTACCAGGGCAAAGCAATGTTGGTAGGTGCAGTTCGTCAGCGCAGAGGAGTCGAAGGTTCTACTGTTAAGTTCCCTAAAGTTGGCAAGGGCGTAGCTACACCACGCATCAGCCAAACCGATGTAACCCCATTGAATGTTGCATTCTCAAATGTAACTTGCACTTTGGCTGATTACAATGCCGCTGAATATAGCGACATTTTTTCTCAAGCTAAAGTTAACTTTGACGAGCGTTCAGAGTTGGTTCAAGTTCTTGGTAATGCTATTGGCCGCCGTCAAGATCAAATGATTTTGGACGCTTTGGCCGCATCTAGCACATCATTGACTGTATCTAACGATATCGGTGGTAGCGATACCAATATGAATGTGGCTAAATTGCGCGAAGCTAAGAAGCTATTGGACAAGAACAATGTACCGCCAGAAGGCCGTCACATTATTCTTCACGCTAATGGTTTAGCATCTTTGTTGTCTGAGACTGCCGTTACATCTTCTGACTTCAATACTGTTAAAGCATTGGTAGCTGGTGAAATCAACACTTTCTTAGGCTTTACTTTCCACATCATGGGTGACCGCTCTGAGGGTGGCCTTGCAGTTGACGGATCTTTAGACCGCACTTGCTTTGCTTTCCACAAAGATTCTATCGGTTACGCTGAAGGTATTGCCCCACGCACAGAAATCAATTACATCCCAGAAAAGACATCGTTCTTAGTGAACTCTGTATTCTCTGCTGGTGCAATTGCTATCGATGCAGAAGGTATTGTCCAAATCACCGCTCGCGAATCTTAATCTAAGGAGAGACTGAAATGGCATATTCCGCAACTGGTTTAGTAACTGTAGCCGCATCGAAGGCTGGTAATGCACCATCGATGTATTTGTATAAAACTGCTGACACACAGGCAACTGTAAATAGCTCTGGCTATTTCAATAGCTTGTCTACAATGTTGTCAGTTGGCGATATCATTTTTGTATATGACACAACTACCCCATCTTTGGTATTGACTTATGTCAATGCTAATAGCTCTGGTGTTGTTGACATTGCAGATGGTACAACTGTAAGCGCAACAGATACTGACTAACAGTATTTAGTATCAAAATGGGCTATTTTCTGGTAAAACAGGAGATAGCCCATTATTACATGGAGAATATAAATGGCCGCTGGTGATACCGCATTATCGATCTGCTCAGACGCATTAGTAATGCTAGGTGCAAAACCTATCTCATCTTTTAATGAGGGTACAGATGAGGCATCTATCTCCGATCGTTTATATCACGACATCAAGAGCCAGGCTCTTATGTTATATCCTTGGTCTTTTAGCTTTAAGAAAACCTCAATTGCTCGGTTGATTACTACGCCAACAAATGAGTACAAATACGAATATCAATTGCCAGGAGACCGCATTGGCTCTCCTCGTGCAGTTTATGATACTGCCGCAACAGGCATCCCACCGCGTAAAGAGTACCGGATTATGGGTAGCAAACTGTTAACCGATTACGAAACTGTTTATATTGATTATCAATATGCAGTACCGGAGTACGAGTTGCCAAGCTATTTTGTGCAACTACTCAAATATATGATGACATGGCATCTGGCATTACCAATTACAGACCAAACAGACAAGAGCCAGTATTGGCAATCTGTTGCAGTTGGTGGCCCAGGTGAGAATGGTCGCGGAGGATATCTGCGCCAGGCAATGAATATCGATGGCGTTAATCAACCAACAAATGCTATCAATGACTTCTCTCTTATTGCGGTGAGGTATTAATGAGCCGCTTTGTCTCGATACAGACAAACTTCTCTACCGGTGAATTAGACCCTTTACTTAGGGCAAGGGTAGATTTAACTGCGTACTCCAATGCCTTGGAAGAAGCTACAAATGTAGTATGTCAGCCACAGGGTGGTATTCGCCGCCGTCCTGGTTTACGCTATCTTGCAAGCCTACCTAATAGCGGTACTGAGTCAGCCGCTAATGGCGTGCGCTTAGTTGAGTTTGAATTCTCTACAACCGATAGCTATATGCTTTGCTTTACGCACAATCGGATGTATGTGTTTAAAAACGAGGCACTTGTTACAAACATTAATGGTACGGGTAATCCCTACCTAAGCACATCTGGTGTTGGCCTTATTGGATCAGTTCTAAGCAATATTGTCTGGACCCAATCTGCTGACACTTTAATTGTTGTTCACCAGGATGTTGCCCCAGTTAAGATTGTTCGCGGCGCTGATGATGCGTCATGGACTGCTACTCAGGTTTACTTTGATAGCGCGCCATCATACGCATTTACTGCGTCAACTACTAATCCATCTGGCACTCTGACTCCATCAGCAGTATCAGGCAAGGTTACATTGACTGCATCTTCTAGCGTATTTACATCTGGTAGCGTTGGCCAATATGTCAACGCAACACCACAGGGTCGCGCCAAGATTGTGAAGTACAACTCTGGCACATCTGTCGATGCAATTACAGAGTTCCCATTCTTTAACACTTCTGCCATTGCAAATGGATCTTGGGAATATGAGTCTGGTTACGAAAATGTTTGGAGTAGTACACGCGGTTATCCTCGGTCTGTTACTTTCCATGAAGGTCGCTTGTACTTTGGTGGTTCTAAGTCTCGCCCTAGTACTATATGGGGTTCTAAAGTTGGTCTCTTTTTTGACTTCCTGGCTACAGAAGGTTTAGATGATGACGCAGTTGAGGCCACATTAGATACCAATACTTTTAACGCTATTGTTGATATTATCTCTGGTCGCGACTTACAAGTATTTACAACTGGTGGCGAATTCTATGTACCGCAAAATGGTCTAGATCCAATCACCCCTACCAACTTCTTTGTTAAGACCGCAAGTCGTAACGGCATGAAGGAAGGTATACGAGTTCAGCAATTAGAGTCTGGCACATTGTTTGTACAACGCCAGGGCAAGTCGCTTAATGAGTTTGCTTATACAGACACACAGTTAACTTATGTGACTGCCAAGATCTCATTGCTTGCTGGCCACCTACTACGCACACCATCACGCATGGCATTACGCCGTTCTGTTGCTACAGACGAGAATGACTTGCTTTTAGTAACTAATGTGGATGACGGCACAATGGCCGTATTCTCATTACTACGCGCCCAGAATGTTATTGCTCCATCTAAGTTCACTACTGTAGACGGATCCTTTGTTGATGTTGGGGTAGATATCTCTACCATCTACACAGTTGCAAAGCGCAATGTAAACGGCACAAATCAATACTATGTTGAAGTGTTTGATAATGACTTGCTAACAGACTCCGCTAAAACTGGTGGAGCCGCATCATCTGTATCAATGAGTCACTTAGCTACTGAAACAGTTGAGACTATTCTCGATGGTGCAGTCATGGCAGAGCAAGCAGTACCAGGCGGTGGCACAGTAACATTCCCACGCGCATCAGCTACTAGCTATGAGGTTGGTTTACCAATCAATGTGCGCGCAGTCACAATGCCTGTTGACATTAAATTGCAAACCGGTACTCGTATTGGATTTAAAAAGCGTATTGTTGAAGTTAACGCATTAGTGTCTGAAACTCAACACATGAAGATTAATGGTATTGAAATACCATTTAGACAATTTGGATCTATCTTGGATGAGGCGGTAGCTGAGTACACAGGGACAAAAACTGTTCATGGTTTACTTGGATATACACAAGACGCAAAGATTACTGTTGAGCAAGATGTACCATTAAAAATGACATTACTCGGTTTAGAGTACAAAGTATCAACGCATCAAGGGACATAACTATGAGATTCTCAAGACAAGATATTAAGATGTTTGATGGCCCAATTGGGGATCCAATGGGCGGCCCAGCGGCAAACAAAATTACTGGCGGTCAAAGATATCAAGACCCAGTAAGCGCCAGCGTTGCAATTACATTGATGTTGGTTAGCGCATATGGTTCATATGAGGCTGGCCAAGATAAAAAGAAAATGTATCAGATGCAAGCTAAACAGGCTGAAATTGAGTCTGGTCGCAGAGCAGTTCAATACGAGATCCAAGCCAATCAAATCCTATCGCGTACAAATACTGCATTAGCAAGTACTATTGCTCGTGGCTATGCTGGTGGCACACAAGGCTTTGAAGGATCTGCCGCATTAGTTCAGCAGATTAGTCAGACTAAAGGCGGTAAAGAGTTTATGTTTGCATTAGACAATGCCGATATGACTCGCAGAGGTGGATTGATCCAAGCATCTCTCTATGAGCAATCAGGAGATATTGCTGAGAAAACTGGCACATATGAGGCTATCGGTAAAGTTGGCCAGGCGTTTGCCGCTTACTCAAGTATTGGTAGTGCTGGCGCGGCTGGTGGTACAAGGGCTGGTGGCTCTGCTCCTGTTACCGATATGAGCGCTCCCTGGTCTCCAGCTTAATTAAGGTAAATCATGGCCGAACTTCAAACATACCAAGCTACCGGATATCTGCCAGCAGATGTACCGCGTATGGATTACGCAAACATTAAAGAGAGCGTAATTCAGACTCAGACTATCAGTGCACAGATTGACAAGCTGGCTAACTTTGCATTTAAGAATGCAACAGAATATGCCCAGCGTCAGGGTATGCAATATGGCGCAGAGAATCAGCCAACCGCAGAACAAGTAATGACTGCAATGAAGGAGGGCAAAAGCCCGTCTGAGTTGTTTGCTAAACCTGGCACATACTTTGGTGATGCCGCTCGTAAGATCCAAGCTGGACAATTGCGTAGTGAGTTGGAAGTTAAAGGCCGCCAAGAGTTAGCGATGTTAAGCGCCGCGGTAGACTCTGGATCATTTAGCCTTGATGAAGTACAAACAACCATCAAGTCAATGACTGCTGGTTATGCAAGGGCCTTGGGATCTGTTGATGCTGAAGAAGGCCTTAAGTTCCGTAGTTCTATGGCTACTGCCGCCAATGCGGTATATGTAAAAGCTACAGAAAATTACGCAAAGATTTTTGGTGAAGGTCAAAAGACTCTTGCTGAAGATGCTATTGCTCCATCAGCCACAATTATTGCTGATACATTAAGGGCTGAGAAAGATCCAGCTATGTTATTAGAGCGCGTAAAGGTAGAGCGTAGCCGCGTATTTGATATTGCAAAACAAACCGGTAGCGCAGAGTTTGTTAAACAGACAATGGACTCTTTCCAAAAGCGCGTACTGAATGCGGTTGTTGATTACACAACATCTACAGACTTTGCTAAAAAACCATCTGAAGGAATCAAGCGTATTAATGATGGTGACTTTGGTAGCCTAAATGAATTGGTTAAGATTGTTGATAAAGACAAATTGCGTAAGGCATATGTTGACCGCCTAGGTGAAGAGGCAGTTATGTGGAATCGTTCACGCGATGCCGCGACTGCAAAGAATTACGATGAGGCAATGGATATCCGCGAACAGATCTATACAGGAAAACTTAGCGGTCAAAATGGACTAAGCAGATTAAAGGCTCTTGGTGTTGATATATCAATTGAAGAGCGCAAGGCAATGCTTAATGGTGACATTGGCGGTGGTAATGCAGAGTTGATGGGCCAGCTAGAGTCATTAGCAGATCGCCAAAAAGTTGGTGAAGATTATTTTGATAATCTAGCCAGATCTAAAGTTATCTCTTGGAAACAAGCGAACACACTTAAGAAAACTGTACGCCAGGATAATCCTGAGATGAGCAGAGCAAACCAGTTTATTCAAAACAAATTGGGAGTTGCTGATATTACTGCTCCAGGCTTTGGTAAAGAAAAGCAAACTGTTGCAGATCTCAAGGCTAAACTAATTACACGCCAGACAGAAGCACGCAATGCTGGTGAGCCATTTGATCCTATGGCAGTTGCTAATGAGTTGATTAGCGATAAGACAGTTCAATTGCAGATCAAGGATCAGAAGGATTCTCAAGAGCGCATTAGCAATAAATTTAAAGCTAAAGGCGTTAACTACGATCCATCAAAAACTTATACAGATGATGACTTAAGTCGTTATGGCTTTAACTCTGAAGAGCGCAGATCCATACTAAGAATACAAAAGGGCGTATAAGATGATTGACCAAAGATTCATGGATGACCTGGCGGCTGACGATAAGATTCAAGTCGAGCCTACAACTCCAGATACATTACTTGCATCTGGCCCAGTTACATCTGATATGCCGCAGACCGGTATTCGAGTTGGTCGCGCTGGCATTACTCCAGAACAATCAGCTAAAGCTGGCGGCCTAGAGCGTCCAGCAATTGCGTTGCTAGATACATTGGCTGGCGCGTTGCGTGGCTTTACTGCTCAGGTTGGTGGATTGCCTGGCGATGTACGCTCATTAGTTGACATGATTAATAAAGAGGGCGCACAGAAATTACTTGGAGATCCAAAGTTCGCAACAACTGAAGAGATCCTAAAAGATACATCTGTACGCGTACCTGGTACAAACCTAGATATACCATTCCCACAAGTAGTTCCGTCTGGAGTTGCTAACGAGGCAGACAGACAAAAGACTGTAGAGTTTGCTCAAGAGGCTGGCACATTCTTACCAGGCCCAGGATTGCCAGAGGTTGCAGTTGGCGGTAGTAAAGCATTGTTAAAAACACTAGGTCCTAAAGCGGCACAGATGTCTGAGGATTATCTGCGCTCAATTGGCGGCATTGCAGATATTGCACCAGTAGGTCCAAGAGCAGAGGTTGTCAGTACACGCCTACCTACCGCAGTTAAGGCAACTGAGGATCCATTAGCATCTAATCTTATTATTGACTTTGATGCAGTTAAAAAAGATCCAGAGGCATTCAAGCACAACATGAGCCTGGTTCAGCAATATCCTAACTTTGCATCTAAGGCTCGTAATCCAGAAAAGCGTGCAGAAGATTTCATTACAGAAGTTAAAGATAATCTTTTGTACTTGTACGACAAAGTTCCAGATCAAACCCGTCAGCGTAGCAAGCTATGGTATGACGGCGCACGCAATATCGTAGATGACTGGACAGGCAAATACGGCGCTAGTGATAGCGCTATCTCTGGAGTACTAGCAGTATTGTCTCCGCAGAAGGATTGGTTTATGAATGTGTCTCTAGGTGAGCGCGTTCTAGATACAATGACCAATAAGCAATCCTTTAAATGGGATAGTTCAATGGACGATATGGCCAAGGTTATCTGGGCCAAGCCACAATACGCGCAGATGGTTGATGCCATTCGCGGCAAGACATTAGCTGAGTTGCCAGATCCTGGATTAAAGGCTATGTGGTTGCGTACTTATGACCAGGCGCACAATCCTCGTGAGCATCAGATCGTTAACCCAGAAGGTACATTCGCTGGAGTTCGACTTACTGATAAAGGCGTGCCATACAAAACTGGCTGGGGTTCATTGAATGAGATTGGTAAAGCAATCAACATTTACGAAAACCCAACACTAGCAAACATCAGCGATAGCCTTGGCACAATGCATAAGGTTCGCAACTTCTATAACAATATCTACGATCCTACCAATCCGGCTGGATATGTAACTATTGATACCCATGCCGTAGCGGCTGGCTTGTTGCGTCCATTATCTGGCGCGTCTACTGAAGTAGCCCACAACTTTGCATCGAATGTTAAGGGATCTGTTGGCCCAGCTAATAGTTCTGTCACCGGTGTACAGGGTACTTATGGCCTGTATGCAGAGGCATATCGTAGAGCGGCACAAGAGCGCGGTGTATTGCCACGCGAAATGCAATCAATTACCTGGGAGGCGGTACGCGGCCTGTTCCCAGACACATTTAAAAATGCAAAAAATTCTGAACTAATTGATAGTATTTGGTTAAAATATAGAAAAGGACAGATATCTCAAACGGAGGCCAGAGATGAAGTATTCAAATCAGCAAATGGAATCAACCCACCAGAGTGGGAAAGAAGTGGACTTCGTTCTGGATCTGCTCAAGAAGTTCAAGCTACCGCTGACCAGGGACAATTACCTGGGACTGGCGTACCCGGAGGGAATCCCGGAGACATGGGGAGCGGAAAACGAGGCAGAACTTCCCAAGGAAATTCAACTAGCGTAACAGGCCAGCCAAGTGGTATGGCCATTGGAGAACAATAATGGCAATGAAACCACTAACCGAGCGCCTGGATGATTTATCCGGTGCAGATAAAAATGTGGCTGAGTTGCCAGTTGATACTGGGCAACCAGATCCAACTGTACTAACAGACCAGCCTTTAGAGTTTGAGCCAACGCAAGTAGCTGGCTTTACATCAATGCTCAGGAAGGCCGTTAAAGAGGCTCCTAAGCGCACAGAAAGACCTATCATACCTAGTGATACCAACTTAGGTAAAGTAGGCCCATATCAGGTTATTAAAGAGGCCGCACCAGAAACTGCTCAGACAGTACTGGAGACTGCGCCATTAATGCCTACTACGGGTAAACCCTCATTATCAACTGCTGAAGTTAGAGCCGGTGTACCAGAGACATCATTCAACTTGGACATGATTAAGGATGAGGATGGCGTTAAGCAATTCATCGAGGCAACTGCTAAGACCTATGGCGCTGACAAGCTAGAGAAGGTTAGCTATACAGAGATTGCAAACAAAGCAATTGCTGAAGGGTATGACGAGGCTTTCCTGGCTCGATTAGTAGATCCTACTCAGATTACAGAGGCCAATGCTGGTAACGCATACAAAATGCTTTTGGCTATTACTGATGCTGGTAAGCGTGCATTCGATTTAGGTGAGCAAGTTAAAGCGGCAAAGATTGCCGGTGAACTTAACCCAGAATTGGCGGCTAGTTTCCAGCAAGCAGTAGCGCTAGAGGGTGTATTACTTAAGGCCGCTCGTGGCCGCCAGGCAGACATTGCTCGCACTCTTGGTATCTTTGCTCAGGCTCGTGAGTCAACCGCCGCTCGTGGCCAGATGCTAGAAGGTATCTTGACCGAGGCTGGTGGCATTGACTCTGTGCATGACCTAGCCAACAAGTACACCGCGCTTGATTCCCGTAGCGCTCGTGCAACATTGTCAGAAAAGACTATCAGCGGTACTGTTAAAGATATCTGGTATAGCACATGGATTAATGGTCTATTGTCTAGCCCAGTTACCCATGCAAAGAATGTGGCCGGTAACTTATTCTTTGGCGCGTATCAGATCCCAGAGCGTGCAGTAGCATCAGCCATTGGCAATGCTCGTAACTTTATGTTTAAGGGTGGAGAACAAGCCATCTCTACAAACGAGGTATATGCCCAGGCCGTAGGATTCCTACAGGGTATTCGTGAAGGTGGCGATATTGCTGGTACGGCGTTTATTAAGAATGCGCCTACAGATCCATTCTCAAAGATTGAGGCAAGTCGTGCTGGGCGCGAGGCTTTTGATATTGACTTTGGTGATTCAGAGACAGGCAAAGCAACTGCTAACGCATTGCGTTACTGGGGTAAGTTCGTAACTGTACCAGGCCGCGCCCTGATGGCAGAGGATGAGTTCTTTAAGGCCGTTGGTTATCGTATGGAATTAAACGCCTTGGCAGTACGCGAGGGTGATCGGATGTACGCAAACCTAGTTAAGTCTGGTGTTGCTCCTGATGCGGCATCAAAACAATCTGCTGATATGGTTGCTGAGTTATTGGCAAACCCTACCGCGGATATTGATGATGCGGCTAAGAGCGTATCTCGTACAGTAACATTTACTCGTGAACTAGAGCCAGCATTACAAGGCCTACAGAGAGCCGGTCAAAATCCAATCATTAAGATGTTTGTGCCGTTTATTAAGACACCTACAAATATTGCTTTAGAGGCTATCTCTCGCACGCCAGGATTGAACTTTGCAAGCCCACGATTCTGGGGTGATTTCAATGCTGGTGGTATTCGCAGAGACCAGGCTATGGCTCGTGTCACTTTGGGTGGTGCAATGGTATATGCCGCCGGGTCCTATGCGCTAGAAGGTAAGCTAACAGGCTATGGCCCTATGCGTACTGAAGATAAGAAAGCGCTAGAGGGTACAGGCTGGCAACAGTTCTCCGCAGTATTCGATAAGGGTGATGTAAGCGATGAGGTCTTATCTCAGCTAGAAAGCCTGACAACTGTTAATAAGACAGGCGATAAGATCTATGTATCTTATGCTGGTATGGAGCCATTGGCCACATTGCTGGCTATTGCATCTACATCTGGCGAGTACTCAATGATGACTCCCGGTGGATCTGATACAGAGAAGATTGCTATGGGCGCGGCGTTGGGTGTATATCAATACCTCTCAGACCAACCTATGCTCCAGGGTTTTAGCGAGATTACTAAGGTATTCACATCCGGCAAGAAGGATGCTCCTGGCATCTTTGCTGATCTAATTAAGAAGGTAGTTAAACAGGGTACTGAGTTTGCTATTGGTGGTTCACCATTGGGCGCGCATAGTTCATTCATCGCTGGTGTAGAGCGCATGATGGATCCTACAAAGACCAATACAATGCCAAGCACTATGGCCTTGAGCGCAACTGAGCCAGCTAGTCGTGGATTCTGGGAGGCAGTTAACTACTACAAATCCCGTAACCCATTGACTTCAGATGACTTACCGCGCCAGCTAGATCCTATTACTGGTGAGGCAATGAAACTAGGCAAGGGTAATCTATACGAATTTGTCAGCCCATTTAAGAAGTCAGATGGCAAGTTCTCCCCGGCCCATGCCACATTAGTAGAGTATGGCGTGCCAATGTATGTACCAGATAAGTCTGTTGATGGCGTTGAACTCAGCGCATCTCAGTACAACCGCTGGATTGAACTGGCAACTGGTGACGGCAACCTAGAAAAAGCTATCGTAGAACTAGGCAAGAACTTGTACAGTACTGCCGCTAAAGACTTAGGTATGGCTCAAGCAGTTATTGCAAAAGAGATATCTGAGACATACTCCCAGGCCAAGGATCGATTGATTATGGAAGATCCAGATCTGGCAGATGCTTTACGAGAAGTTCAAGATGCGCGCCGGGAATACGGCAAATATAAAAGATAGATTTTTAACACAAACTCAGCTAGATTCGGACTAAGTTAGGAAAAATATTATGGCAGATTACGCGATATCGAATGTACCCCGTAGAGTGGTCTATGCCGCATCAGGCACAGGCCCTTACGCCTTTACATTTGAAATCCTTGATGAGACAGATATCGCAGTTTATAAAGCGAGTACTCTGCTCACCCTTACTACAGACTATACAGTAACAATTGATACTGATGGTACAGGCTCAGTCACCCTGGTGTCTACTGCCGGTACTAGCAACATCACTATTGTTGGCTCTAAAAATATTCAACGCACAACTGACTTCACAACTGGTGGAGATCTGTTTGCTAATACATTGAATGATGAATTAGATAACCAGACTATATTTGTTCAGCAAGTAGCTGAGACCGCAGAGCGTGGACTTAAGGCTCCGGTAACAGATCCAACAGATATCGCTATGACATTGCCAGCTAAAGCATCTCGCGCTGGTAAGACTCTAGCGTTTGATGCTAACGGCAATCCAGTAGTCGGTGAGGATATCGGTAACTGGCGTGGTGATTGGACAAGCGGCACAAGTTATACAGTTCGCGACCTGGTTAAAGATGGTAGCAACTCTAGCGTATATCGTTGCAATACTGCTCATACTGCTAGTGGCACAACTCCAATTAGTTCTAATGCTGACTCCGCTAAATGGGATCTAGTAATCGATGGTACTGCGGTAGCTGATGCAGAGGCGGCACAGGCCGCGGCTGAGGCGGCACAAGATGCGGCTGAAACTGCTGAGACTAATGCTGAGACCGCGGCCACTAATGCCGCATCAAGCGCATCTGCGGCCAGCACATCTGCTACAAATGCGGCATCGTCTGCATCATCTGCTAGTTCATCTGCTAGTTCAGCATCTAGCTCTGCAAGCGCCGCATCAACATCTGCATCAAACGCATCTACTAGCGCATCGACTGCATCGACTCAAGCTACTAACGCGGCCAGTTCGGCTAGTGCCGCATCTACTAGTGCAAGTAGCGCATCTAGTTCAGCCAGCGCGGCTAGTACTTCTGCAAGCAATGCATCTACTTCAGCCACTAACGCGGCAAGTTCTGCGACTGCGGCATCTGGCTCTGCCAGTACTGCGTCAACTGCGGCTACCAATGCATCTAATAGTGCAAGTGCGGCAAGCACAAGCGCAACTAACGCAAGTAGTAGTGCAAGCGCGGCAAGTACATCAGCGACTAATGCCGCTAGTTCTGCTACATCTGCGGCCTCTAGCGCTACTGCGGCGGCGGCATCTGCGGCAGAGGCGGCTAACAAAGTAGCTAAGACAAGTGATACTGGTTCAGCCGTATTACCTAAAGGCACAACTGCCGAGCGTGATGGTACACCTCTATCTGGTTACTTCCGTTTCAATACCACAACTGGCCAGGCTGAAATGTATAACGGGACCGCCTGGGGTTCAGTTGGTGGCGGCGCTACTGGCGCTGGTGGTGATGCAGTATTCCAAGAGAATGGCACAACAGTAACTACAAATTACACTTTGACATCTAGCAAAAATGCAATGTCAGTTGGCCCTATTACAGTTAACTCTGGCGTATCAGTTACAGTACCTAGCGGCGCACGCTGGGTAGTTCTATAAGGATAAGATATGAGTAATGTTTCACTAAAGGGTAACGCAAGCGGAACTGGTACAGTAACGCTAGAAGCGCCTAATACGAATAGCGATAGAACAGGAGCCATTCCAAATATGTCTGGTACTCTGGCTATTTCTCCAATTGAAATTTACTTGGTAGAACCCAGCTACAGTAGGCGTAAAACGATAATTTGTGGTATCAAAATTTGAGTTTGTATCGTATAACTCTGAGTTAA